GTAACTTATAAAGAAGAAGAAATGGAATACACAGCAACAGTAATTTTACCATAATCGATTAATTACCCGACAAGGTTAAACCCTGTGCAGAAATGTACAGGGTTTTTTATGTTAGAGCCTTGCGTGTATCTCTCTTATCTTATCTGGGTTGGGGTGGTGGTTCAATACTCTTTTTAAGTTAGTAGGGTTCACGGATCGGTTTCCTTTGCTTTGGTTTTTATCAGCACTTAGTAATTGAAAATTAGAATAGTGGTTTAATAAGTATAATTCATCTTCTGTTTGGGCTAATGATATTGGAATCACGTGATCTAAATGTAATTCTCCTATGCCGTAGGTATGGCCGTTAGAAGCTAATCCATTTAACCATTGCATAAAAAAATCGTAATCACATTTTAAAATGTTAAAAGTTTTAGTGTTTTTTGTATAGCCTTGTCTTCTTATAGATACGCATATAAGATGTCTTATGTTATAAGACAACTTAAGTATTGAATCAGAGTTTATTTTTATTTTTAATTTTCGCCATAGTTCATCTTTATTTTTTTGAAAATAATCTTTTCTGTATTCTACTATCTTTTCTTTATTTTTAAAAGAATATGCTTTTGCGTTCTTTATTAGTTTTTCTCTATTGTTTTTATAATATTCTTTATCGCAATCTTTACATCGTGAAGCTTTTCCATTCTTGCCATGTTTTGCATTACAAAAATCATCTAAACTCTTTACCTCTCCACACTTAGTACATTTTTTTAAAGCATGATTATCATTAAAAAGTTTTATAAATTCTAATGTAGACATATTATTAGTTTTATATCTTTTAAGTTCTTCTCTATATTTTCTACTATCTTCTGTTATACAATCTTTACATCTAGCTTGCTTACCATCTTTGTTCCTTTTGTCATTAGTAAACTCATCGTAACTTTTTAATACTTCACACTTCTTACATTTCTTTTCCATAATATAAATAAACTAAAAAACCCTATTCAAAATCAGGGCTCGACAACCGATTAAGAATAGGGTTTAACTAATATTTTATTAAGGTGTCGAGCCTTTAGATTGCTAATATAATACTTTTATATTCTAATCAACTCTTTTATTGTTAAAATTTGTTACATTTTAACGATTAGACAGTACTTTAAGTATGGACTTAAGAGAGATGTACGTCGACGAAGAAAATGTTAAGCTAGGAGTACACGCTGTTAGCGTTGTAGAAGACCCAGCGATAGAAAGCAACTTCATCACATTAGCAGACGAAACTAAAATAGAGCTTGCAGAAGTGAGCAAAGAGAGACGTATCTTATTAGGTGCTGCACTCATTCCAAACAAACCTATATTAAGAGTTGAAGACGATAAGGAATACTACATATATTTTTCAAAAGAAACCATTGCAAAGATTGCCTTAATGTTTGCAAAGAATAAATATAGTGACCAAGTAACCGAAGAACACGCTAAGCAAGTCAAGGGAATGACCATTTTTGAGTCGTGGTTAACAGAAGACAAGCAAATCGATAAGTCAGCATTTTACGGCTTAGATGTTCCAGTAGGTACTTGGTGTATCTCTATGAAAGCAGACAACCAAGAAGTCTACAACCTAGCAAAAGAAGGCAAGATAAAAGGCTTTAGTATTGAGGGGTTCTTTTCGGACAAACTAGAGAAAAAAGAACCAAGCAAAGAAGACAAAGAAATAGAAATATTAACTGAAATAATGGCAATGTTATAAATATTATTTAAAAATGGCAAAGAAAAAAGGAAAAACACCAAGTAAAACAAGTCCTAAAAATAGTAAAAGAGGTTGTCTTTGCGAAGATGGCACTTACAAGGCTGAGTGTTGCGATGGCAGCTTGCAAGCTCAGGGGATAGGAGCGACTGTAGGACAAAACACCTCAGACGTTCAAGAAGCAAATGGAATAAGAATTAAACAATCAAATAGAGGTTAAAATGAGCGAAACAAAGGAAACACTTTTGGATAAAATTGCCAGCAAAGTAGGTTTAATGCTTACAGGCGAAGAATCCAAAAAAGAAGTAAAGCTAGAAAAGGCTGTACTTAAAGACGGTACACCCGTAGAAATTGAAGGCAAGGCAATATTTGTATTGACCGAAGACGGTGAAAGACTCCCAGCACCCGTTGCAAAACACGAGCTAGAGAATGGCGATGTGGTTGTGGTTGAAGAAGAAGGGGTCGTTAAGGAAATCATTAAGGCTGACGCAGCCGTTGAGGATGAAGACTTAAAAGAAGACAAAATGGAGTTCGCTTCTAAAGAGGACATGCAAAACCTCAAAAAAGAAATGGACGAATTAAGGGGCATGATTGAAGGCAAGGACAAAGAAGAAATGTCTAAGGAGGATTTAGCAAAAGCCGAGCCTGTAAAAGAAGAGATTAAAAAGGAAGAGTTAAGCGCAGAAGAGCCTGTAAAAAAGGTAACGCACTCACCCGAAAAGGAAGTTAAAAAGAATATTAACCTATACGCACAGAAAAGAAAAGGAGACACCAAGAGCGTTGTCTTCCAGAAATTATTTTCATAAACCAATTTAATACCAAAAAAATATGGCAACCACAACAAACATTACAACTAGCTATGCAGGAGAAGGCGCAATGCCTTATGTTGCAGCGGCTTTATTTTCATCCCCAACTTTAGAGCAGGGAGGTGTAGACATTATCCCAAATATCAAATTTCGTAAAACATTAAGACCAGCAAGTGTTGGCGACATTATCGCAGATGCAACTTGTGATTTTACTGCAACTTCTAGCGTGACTCTATTGGAGAGAATACTAGAGCCTAAAGAGCTTCAAGTAAATCAGAAATTTTGTAAGGCTGATTTTATTGATACTTGGGATGCAATCGAAATGGGATTTTCTGCTTTCGATGTAATACCTAAAACCTTTGCTGACTTTATCATTGCTGAATACGTTGCTAAAGTAGCAGAAGCAAATGAGACAAACATTTGGAGAGGTGTAGCATCTAACACGGGAGAGTACAATGGATTTACAACTATTGTAGCCGCTGACGCAGACCTTCCAGCAGCACAAGAAATCACAGGGGAAACAGTAACCGCTGCTAACGTAGTTGATGAGCTTGGAAAAGTTGTAGATGCAATTCCTAACAGATTATACGGTAAGGAGGATTTAAGAATCTACGTAGCAACAAATGTTTACAAAGCTTATACAAGAGCTTTAGGTGGATTTGGTCCTAACGGTCAAGGTGCTGCAGGTGTAAATAACCAAGGTAACAACCAAAGTTTGGGAGCTTTAGAATTTGATGGAGTTCAGTTGTTTATGACTTATGGACTAGCTGCAAATACAATGTTAGCGACTAGAGTTTCAAACCTTAAGTTCGGAACTGGACTGCTTTCGGATCACTCAGAAGTTAGAATTATCGATACTTCGGAAACTTTAGGAGATAAGAACGTAAGATTTGTTATGAGATTTACAGCAGCAGTTCAATATACTTTTGCTAAGGATATCGTAACATACGGAATCGCAAACGCAGTAAACTAATCATAAGGGAGTTAATAGCTCCCTTTATAATACAAAATAAATATGGCATGTGATATTACAAAGGGTCGTTTAGATACACCCTGCAAAACAGGCGTTGGAGGGGTTAAAGCCTTTTACTTTGCCAACTTTGAACCTCTAATTTACAAGCAATTTGAAAAAACTGATGGATTAGTTACCTCACTTTTGAAAGATACACTTACACCTATAGAATTGTACAAATATGAGCTTAGAAGTACAGGACATAACCTAGAGGATGCTAACGAAAATTCGGAAGAAACAGGAACTTCATTTGTAACCTCTACTTTTACCGCAATCTTAAAACAGATTGGTGCTACAACTAGAGATGAATTGCAACTAGCAAGCTTTGGGAGACCTCAGGTCTTTGTGGAGGACTATAACGGTAACTTTTTACTTGTAGGAATTGAAAACGGTTGTACTGTATCTGTAAATCAGGTTACAGGCTCAGCAATGGGAGAACTTTCAGGCTATAACTTAACGATTACAGCACAGGAAAGAGAATTGAGCTACTTAGTAGACCCTACAATTATAGGGGACGATACTCAAACTACAATAGTTGTAGGAACTTAATATGATTTATAATAAATAATGAAAGCCTGTCTTAATTGATAGGCTTTTTTTTGTTAATTATGTTACAAATAGTAAGGAATGAAAGTATAATAGATATGAAAGTAACTGAAAACACCACAGTTTTAAGCATATTTACCCAGAATGTCAGCGGTTTATACGACATTAAGGTAACAAATGAGACGTCAAAGGCTTTAACCTACGATAAAACCAAAGCTTTAACGCAGGAATTATACTATTATCAGATAGAAGATACAGAAGGTTTTAATTTTACCAACGAAAACACGTATATAATTGAGGTTTTTAAGCAAAATACTAGCGATTTAGTCTACCGAAACACCGCATATTGTACGGATTCGGACAGTTACAACAAGGGAAACCGTATTAATTCCGATAATGAATACATCACATTATGATAAATGAGAAAAATACGCATATAGTTAACTTGTCTAGCTATACAAGTCCATCCATTACTGAGGTTAAAAACGATAATTACGTAGAATACGGAGACAACAACGACTATTTCAACTACTTGATTGAACGTATTACAGGAAGCTCAACTAATGGAGCTATCATAAAAGGTATATCAAATCTTATTTATGGTAAAGGTTTAGCGGCTACAGATGCAGAAAACAGAACTTCGGAATGGATTAAGATAATGACTTATTTTAGACCTAGTGATTTACGAAAAATAATCTATGATCGTAAGGCGTTGGGCATGGCTGCAATTCAAGTCCTATACAAAAAGGGAAAAGTTGTAGGAACTGAACACTTTCCGATGCAAACGTTAAGACCAACGAAAAAAGACAAGTTTGGAAAAATTAAGACTTGGTTATATTTTAACGATTGGAAAAACAAAAAGAAATCAGACGAAGCTGAGCCAATAGCAGCATTTGGAGAAGGAAACGGAAACGAACCTGAGATATATATTTGGCAAGGTTACGTTTCGGGATTTGAATACTTCCAGCCGCCAGAATACATAGCAAGTTTACCTTATGCTTTACTAGAAGAAGAAATCGCAGACTATTTAATTAACGATGCACAAAATGGGTTTAGTCCTACGACACTATTAAACTTTAATAACGGAGTTCCCGAAGACCAAGAAAAGCGTAGAGATGTAGCTGACGAATCAACTAAAAAACTAACAGGTAGCAAGGGTAAAAAGTTTGTAGTAGTATTCAACGAAGATAAAGAACATAAGGCAACAATAGATAGCATACCGCTTAACGATGCCCCAGCTCATTACGAATACTTATCTAAGGAATGCTTTAATAAATTGATTGTAGGGCATTCTGTAACGTCTCCAATGCTATTAGGTATTCGAGATGGACAGAGCGGATTAGGCAACAATGCAGATGAGATTAAGAATGCAACTTTACTTTTTGAAAATATAGTTATTCGAGTTTACCAAAATCAACTAATTGACATTATAAAAGAGATATGCCCTACTTCTTTAGATTTATACTTTAAGACTATCCAGCCTTTAGACTTCATGCAAGTTGATGAGCCATTGAGCGATGACGAAGAAGAAAAGCAGACTGGTGTAGAAATGTCAAAGCAAGAGCCAACCGATGAGGATTTAAACAAAGCATTTGAGCAACTTAAAGAATTAGGCGAAGAGGTTGGTGATGATTGGGAGTTGGTAGACGAGCGAGAAGTAGACGAAGAGACAGAGGATGAAATGGATGAGCTACTAGAAGAAGCCAACTATAAAAGCACAACCACTCTACAAAAGGCAATAAATCTAGTAAGCA